GCTGTCCCCGTTTTGATCGGGCTGAAGGTCTTCGATGATCGTGACCCCGTGAGGAGCGGAAGCGTATACCGAGTCCACGAACTTCTCAAACAGGTACGGCTTCGTCTTCTGCTCCACGATGATACGCACAAACTTGCCGCGAGTGCGCTCTTCCTCTACCGACAGAGGAACAGTCTCGCTGGCATCGGTGTCATCGTAGCGAATCTGCGTGAAGATCGTATGCGGATTCTTCACGAACTCCAACTGGCGGGTTTCGGTATCAAGAATGTGGAATCCCTTCTTGTCACCGTAGTCGTTCATGGTGATTTGGTACGGACATCCCAAGTAGTGGATGTTCTCGCGGGAGTGGCGGGTATGAAAATGTCCCGTGTACACAGCCTTGAAACGCTTGAACGGGTCTGCGCTCATGCCTCCGTCAAACGGGGTTCCACGCAGCACCTGATAGCCGTTAAGTTCAAGGTGACCGCACAGTATCTCGGCAGGGGTTTCTGCGATGAACTTCAGAGATTCGGCTTCGTTCTCCTTGTTGATCCACGGCAGCAGCGCAATCGGTGTACCGTCAAATTCAACAGTAGTCGGCTTGTTGTAAACAACGAACTTATCGGAGAACAGTTCCTGAAGCGAGTTTACCTCGCTCTTGTTCTTGAAGAAGATGTCGTGATTGCCGAGAATGCAGTGCATGACCGCACCGCTCTCCTCAAGCCGCTTGATGAATCCGTTGCGAACCGCGTTCAGGGTGAGGAAGTTCACGAACTTGCGCCGATCAAGAAAGTCACCCATATGAATGATGGTGGTGATTCCCTCCGCTTGGATGCGCGGAAAGAACACGCGATCAAAGAACCGCATGAAGTGTTCCATGAACACAGGGGAATCATTACGCGCACCAAAGTGCGTGTCCGTCACGATGGCAATCTTCACTTCTTCTTGCCTTTCTTCGCAGGCTTTGGCTTTGCTGCCTTTCGCTTGGGCTTGCTGCTCTTTTTCGGAGCAGGCTCCGCGTCTACAGGTTCGGTTTTCTTTTCAAAGTTCTGTATGTCTGTCTCGGTAAGGAAAGTGGGCAATGTCTCAAAGTTGTCGCCAACCTTGAGATAGTTCTCGCGGAACCACTTCTTCATGGACGAATCCACATCGCTCATCTCAATCTTCTTCAGTTTGATGTACGCTTGCTTCTTTTCCTTCTGTATGCGGCGCAGGAACGCATAGTAGATGATCTGCGTGAAGTACGAGAACGGATTCTTGGACTTGGACGGATCAAAGTTGTATGCGTACAGCAAACAGTTTTCTATGCCGTCCGAAATCATCTCGTCACGATAGGGATAGTTGATGAAGTTAGGCTTGCGGGACAGGTTTTCCGCGATCTTCATAAAGCACTCACCGATGTAGTGCGTCACGGGAGGATGCTGTTCTCCTGTCTTGTCCGCAGCACGAACAAGCGTTTTCCACGCCCGCATCTCCTCAAAAAATTGCTGATTGTCTATGTAGTGGTCACTCTTCTTTGCCATCACTGTCCTTTCGGCATACATTATGAATCAAATCTGCAAGGGTGTCAACCCTCTTCTTCATTTTTTGGTGGTTCGGGCTGCGGTGGCTCGGAGTCTGGCAGGTAGTCCTTCAAGTACGGCGACCAGTCTTCGTGGCTGTTGCCGTAGTTGGGCTTCTTTTTAAGTTCATCCAAAGGCTCAATCCACTCGTCTTTTGAAATCTTTTCGCGCTTGTTCCGCTTTTTCTTTGGCTTCTGTGGCAAGGAGTCACGCTCATCGTTCATCATTTCTTCCATGAACTCCGTTGAGATAAAGTCTTGAACAGAGTCTTTCAAATAGTCAATGAACCCACTCTCAACCCAACTGCTGAGTATGTCACTTGGAATGCTTACGGAAAACAGTATTCCATCCCCGCGAGGAGGCATGGGCGGAAGTTTGGGCATCTGAAACGGAGACGGGAAAGGCATTCCCATAGGAAGTGTGTTTTCACCATTTCCCGTTGCGCCATGAACATCTTCTCGTGCCAACTGCTTGATCATTTCTTCCAGTTTTCGGTCCACATCATCCGAAAGCCGTTGCATCTCTTCCTCGCTCATCTCAAGAGGAAGTTCGGGAGGCACAACCGCTGCGGGCTTTCCTGCATTTAAGTCATCGTGTTCTGTCTGCCGTGTGTACAGGCTGATCATGTCTGCATCAGGCGGCAACTCAACCACAATGAAGTCCAGTGGAATGTCTGCCTCTATTTCAGCAGAACTGCCCAGCCAGTCGGAGAAAAAAATCACATGACGCTTCACCCCGCTGTAGGGATCAGTCTGTATGTTGTTCATTATCCGCATGGGGCGCAAGAGTTTTATCTTGTCCTTGCTCTTGCCAGACACCTTGGCAATGATCTCTTCGCCGCTGCGTAATTTGAAGACTCTGAGTTCCGACTTCTTTTTTCTTCTCATGCGTCTTCTCCTAACTGTATCTTGACGAGTTTGTGTTCAAATCCCTCTGCCTCATACAGTTTCATACGCTCATTCATGTGCCGAAGGGTGTGATTTTTCCAAGTTTTCCACGAAAGGTCATCGCCTAAATCGTAGAGTCGCGCAACCGTCTTGTCTTGTGATACCCGTAACTGTCTTCCGATGCTCTGTAGAACGCGAATGCGTGACTTGGATGGCGAAGCAAATATGATGTTGTGGAGGCGGCGGATAGAGATTCCCGTACTGAATGTACCGTATGAAGCAATGATGACGGCATCGGATTCACTCTCAACAATCTTGCGAATCTCCTCTCTGTCCGCAGCCTCTGTGCCACCATGCACGAAGAATACCTTACGCTCTGAAGGAACGCAAGCCCTCACTAGACTATTTAGTACCTTTCCGTGGTCTTCAACGAATTGAAATAGTATGAGCGAGTTACCCTTCAAGCGATTGCACATATCGGCAATAAACTTGTTCCGCCTCTGCGAACCAATGATCCACCGTATCTCGTCCTGATACTTGGCGCGTTTCACTGCCTGTCTGTCAAGATCGGGATACGACAGCAGCAGGCAGTCAATCTTCAGGTCACTGAGAATGCGCTTCTCCATCAATTCCTTTGTCTTGGTGACCTCGTAAGCGCGTCCAAACAGTCCCTCTAGAACAAGCCTGTGGGTGTTTGTTCCGTCCAGTGTTCCTGTGGTGCCTACACGATACGGACAGTCCTTAAGTTTGGACATGATAGCAGTAAGGGACTTGGACTTAAACAAGTGGGCTTCGTCACCAATCACCGCAGAGAACTGCTGAAAGTACTTCTCTGGCTGCTTGAACAGGGACTGCCATGTGGAAACCACCACCCGTTTGTCGGTGGTTTTGCTTTCTCCCGCCATGATCTTGTGGCAATTCGTGTCTACGCTCCACCCGTTCACGGACGAGTAGTCTGCGAAATCCGAAACCATCTGCTCCACAAGAGAAACGGTAGGTACTACGATCAGCACCTTTTTGCTCTTGGGGATTTTGTCCAGATAGTACCGTATCAGTGCATAGATGATGAGACTTTTTCCGCTACCTGTTGGCGACAGCAGCAAGCACCGTTCTTGCGTGAGTGCGTGATGCACGGCATTCACTTGGTGTTCATGTGCGTTCACCTTGCGTCCTGCCACGGTGACCTGCAAGAAGTTCTCAAGGAAACTCTTCACCGCTGCGGGTGTCATTCCCGATTCATTTCTAGTGGGAAGCGTCACCGTGTAGCCACGGTCATCCGCGAACTTGCGGATGTAGTCCGTCAGACCAGCGTAAACTAGTCCCGTGTGGACATTGAACAGTTTGATGTCTCCGTTCCACATCCGCGAACGATACGCTGGCATGAACTTGTAGCCCGGAACCTTGAATGTGAAATAGTCGGACAGTTCGTGTGCGATGCCGCGATTGCAGTCCACCCGCACATTCACCGAATCAACCATGCTCACATCTAGATCAAACATTCAGAGCAAATCCTTGTTCGTGATCCACTTACCGTCAAATCGGAAAGAGGTTTGCATTCCAAAATCTCCCCTCCAACCAACAACAGAAACTCCACAGTTTTTTAGCATGGACAGCCCCTCCCATACACTCTTTTTCCACCTATCGGGTGTGCGTTCCACCACAGCAGAAAACGTGACCACTCTTTTAATCCCAAACTTTATCATGCATCGGGAACACTCGGCGCAAGTAGCCCAGTTACAGTACACAGTCATTCCAGCAACATTTACTCCGTTTTGAACCGCATCAAATATGAGATTTCTTTCTGCGTGTTCGGTGCAGAAATTCTTGTCTTCTTTGATTACAGGATACCCTGCTTGCACAAGGCGTTCCACTACTGCATTACAACGCCCAAAAATAATTCCAGTGCCGTCGTCCACGACAAGCGAAGCACCAACCTGTGTGTTTGGATCTGTGCTTTTGCGAACGTATTTCATGGTGTCTTGCAGATACATACGGTCAATCCACCATTTATCGGGATCGCTTTTCAGCAGAGAAGAAAAATCACTGTCCATTTGTGAATCGTCTCCACTCAATAGCGTTTCGGATTTTCCAGTGACGGGTGTTTAATTCTTTGATTACTTCTTCTAGCAGAGAAATCTTCTCTTTTTGATACACAATTTTTTGATTGCACTTGATAACGTCTGTATCAGAATCCAAATACAAATCCAGATCGTTTCTCAGTATCTTGAGCGCAAAAGGTTCCCAACCACGACGATTGAGTTCTTCTTGAGACATCTTGCCCGTATAGTACTCCCACTTTGCACGAAGCATAACACTGCGGTCGGCTTCCGCCTTTCGCAAAGACAGCCGTTCGTCCGTTAAAAAATTCAGATACTTTCCGTGTAACTGAGGAATTTTCAAAGACTCGGTGTCTAGTTCCATCTGATTCAGCACCATGTCTTTTTGTATTTCTGTTCGCAAATCGTCTAGTGTCATGGGTTCTCCGTGTCAGCAGTCTACACGAAATCCCGTGATGGTCAAACAAAATCACAGCACTTCTATATTGTAATATCTGTACGCAAAAGTGGCAGTGGCTTGAAACGGTTCAGGATCAACAACAGTTGAAGAAAAATCAATTGATGATAGTGTTCGTGGATACAAGCCTTCAAACGTTACATTGATTTTTGGATTTTTGGTGCTGTTCGTGACTAGTAGATTTGCGGTGGATAGATGGGTGTTGAGTGCGCGTACCTCTGAAAAGTTTTCCACATTTGTAACCGAACGCATCCAGTTGAATATCTCAAGCCAGTTTTTCATCTCTTCGTCCACTACGAATGTAATGCTCAACTCATCAAAATCCAATTTTGATGGAGCCTTGAGTGGCACAAACGGAGTAGGCATTTGGACTTCACTCATGGTTACGGTTGGCAGAGAAGCAGTCTGACAAAAATAACTGGTGGTTGGAAGTCTGGCAATCACAAACTTATAGTACGTTGGTAGTAGCGGATTTATTCGCTCTGGATACCGAGAGGTTATGGTTTCGGGGATGTCTGTGAAATCGTAGGGTATTGCCATACTAGTATGTAGAAACGAAAAGGGGAGGGGTTTCCCCCTCCCCCATCGTGCGGTTTAGTGCAGTCTATTACGATGCAACGCCGTGGAGGTTGTCCACACGGAAGATGCGGTAGTAGACGTTTGAACGAGCCTTCAGAGCACCAATACCCTGTGCGCTGCCTTCCGCGAATGGGTTCGCAACCATGCCGTAGCGGGTCTTGAACGCCATCTTGGGCTGGAAGGTGTCCTGATCAACTGCACGCATCATCTGTAGCGGGACATAGGGGCAGTAGAACAGACCCGCGTCATACGGGCTGGTTCCCTTATATCCAACGCAGACGAAGTTGGGGTTCGTCACCGAGGTATCAACATACGGATCAATGTAAACCTTGATCTTACCGTTGAGGGTACCAGCAAAGGTGTTGCCGGTGTCATCAACATCAAGGCTGACATTCAGCGCGGGGCTGATGTTCAGGAAGCCACCCATTGCGAGGGCTGAAGCAACATCTGCCGAGCAGATGATGAAGTTGCCCTTGCCACGACGGGTGTCCTTGGCGATCTGGTTGCACTCACGCTCAATCTGGAACATTAGACCACGGAACTTTTCCGCGCTCCAACGACCGTCAGAGTCCTGAATGAGATCGTAGACACCACCGTAAGCCGAGCCGCTGCTCAGACCACCAGCAACGGTCTTGTAGTACAGATCGGTCTGCTGTGCACCGAGTTTGGCTGTACGATAGACATTACGGACAACCTCGCGGTTGATTTCAGCAAGGATTTCCGTGCTGAGAATGTTGGCAAGTTCTGTCTCGGCATCAAGACCGTGAACAGCCTTGAGGTCTTGAGCCAGTTCAATGCTGTACGAGGCAGCAAGCATACGGGTTGCAGCCTGCACACCAACGCGCTCAATGCTGAACGCCATCTCGCTGGGAGCATTGCCTTCACCAAAGTTTGTGCGAAGAGCCGAACCACTGGTCAAACCACTGCTTGTGATGGGGTTGGTCGAAGTACCAGAGTAGCCGAAGAACGGATCAACGCCAGTTCCTGGACCAAAGTTGGCAATCGTTCCCGTTGCGCCGCCACCAGCAGTGCCACCAGAGAAACCGCTTTGAGTAACAGCATCCGAACCCGAATAGTTTGCAGCCGGTTCGTTGTAGAACGCCTCGGTTCCGCTCTGGTTAACGTACTTGCTACGCATTGCGAAGATCAGACCTGTCGGAGCCGACATAGCCTGAACGCCGCAGATGTCGTAAGCCATGAGGTTAGGCATCGCACGGCGAACCAACTGAATGAGAATGGGGTCGTACCCACGAAGGTTAGCATTCTCTCCACCCGAAGCCAAGTTAGACATACCTGCTCCAAGGCTGTTGACTGGTGTTCCTGCCTCAACAATCATTTGTTCGCGGATAGACTTCTCTTGGTTTTCAAGAAGCGTGGCAATCGTGGCACGCTTGTGAGCGTCCGTGATTGGAGCCATGTCCTTGTGGTCTAGAACAGGCTTCCACTTGCGGAGTGCCTGCTCGGTTAGAAACTTGTTTTCCATCTTCCTACTCCTTATTTGTGAACGGTCGGTGACCGAAAGAAACTGACTTGAAGATTACTCTTCTCTTTTGCTCATTGAGCGCACATACGCCTCAACAAGCGGGGACGCTTCGGTGGCTTCCTCGTAAGACTCCTCAAGGGACTCCTCTTCGGTGCTGTCCTCGGCACTGGTGCCGATGGTTTCAATGTTCTCACGGAGAACACTCAACTTCTCGGCAAATTGCTCTACTGTGTCAAACTCTAGGTCTTCGGCAAGACGACGGAGTTTTTCAATCTCTGTGTCAGCCAAACCCTCTGATAGTTCACGGAACACGATCTCGCACTTCAACTGCTCAACCTCTTCCGTGAGTTGAATGTTCTTCTCTACCTGACCCTGAAGTTCACCGTCCAGGTTCTCTACCTGCTCAACGGCAGACTCAAACAGGTCAACCTTCTCCTCGGGAACCTCAATGTACGACTCGGCAAAGAGTCCACGAAGGTTCGTGATGAAGTTCTCGGTGATCTCGGTGCGGAGTCCCTGCTCAACAGCAAGGCGGTTCTCCTGCATCCACTCCTCAACCACATAGTTCAGGTACTCGTCAATGCGCTCAACAAGTTCTTCAGTAACAGCAACGGTGTGCTGCTCCAGCAGGCTCTCGTACTGCGCCTTCATCTCTTCTTCAATCTGATGGGTGCGCTCGTTCAGGTGCGCCTCAAACAGGGTAGCAGCCTGAGCCTTGAAGTCTTCTGACAGTTCCTGACCGCTGAACATGGCAGCAATGTCTTCCTTGACTTCCTTCTTCTTGCCCTGACCAACCTCTGGATACTTTGCTTCAGCCTTGGCAGCAGAGGGCTTGGGCTTGATGGTGCCCATGTTCTTGCCACTGGCATCACCAGTTGGCTCGGCAATCTGTGCGCTCTTGCCATTGGCAGTCTTGTATAGTTTTTCGGAAGCGTAGTCGGAAGCGGCTTCTTCAACCTTCTCCTTCTTCTTGCCGAACTTGCCTTTGAGGAAGGCAGGCATCTTCTTCTTGCCCTTGGACTCGTCTTCGTCCTCGTCTTCTTCCTCTTCCTCGTCTTCTTCCTCTTCCTCGTCTTCTTCCTCGGACTCTTCGTCCTTGGCTTCGTCTAGTTCTTCCTCTACGAATTCTTCGCCGTCAGCGTCTTCGTAGACCTCTTCCTCTTCAGCGATGGCTTCCTCATCGGAGGTGTCTTCGCCCTCGGGGATATCCTGTTCCTCGGCGTTCTCCGCGAGGAAGCCTTCGCCCAGGATTACCTTCTTGATGACATCTTCGATCTTTTCGTTAGCCATGACTGTGAGTCTCCTTCTAGGAAATATGTAGAACCGTCAGAGTTTTGAAATGAAGTCCTTGAACAGATTCATTGCCTGCTCTTCCAAATTTTTGGAAGAGGTCTTCTCAATGATACGCTTGTAATTTTCAACTTCTACGGGCTTCAGAACGCCGCCGTCCCAAATCCATTCCCGTCCTTCCATTATGCCGTTGACGAAAGCGTTGGGTGCAGACGGATCAGCGACCACATCCACCGCAGCAAGCATGAAGTCTTCCTGCACGACATTTACGCCGTCCTGCTCCTTCAGCGAACCCATGCCACGGGACGAAACGCCCAGTTTCACGCCCTCGTCAATCAGATTGCGGACAATCTTGCCGTAGGGAGTGTCAAGAATCTTGGCTTTGCCGTACACATCGTTACCCTCAAGGCGCAAGTCCTTGATAAGGTGGGAAACGCGCTCAAGGTTCACGGTCGGACCCTCGGGGTGACCGAGTTCTCCCATAGCGCGGTTTGTCTTCACATATTCCTTCTGATACCGATCAAGTTCCTTCTCCATCACAGCCATTGGGTACACGCGACCGTTGCGGTTCTTCGCTTCAGCCTGCATGAACACGCCTTCAATGAAGTAGTGCTTCTGACCGTTCTTCTCTTCGGTCAGAATGTTGATGTCCTGAACTGTTTCGGTAATGAGTTTCATTAGTCCTTGCCCGCCTTCTTGTTGTGTAGTTTCCAAGCGGTGGCGTACATGACACTCTTGCCGCGCTTGCCGTACTGCTTGGCGAACGAAGCCTTGACTTTCTTGGAGCCTGTCATCTTCTCCATGTCAGGGGGAGAGACTTCATCCAACTGCTCGGTGGCTTCCTTCATTGCACCAGCGGGAACACCCTTGCCGAGTCTAACCTTGTAGCCTGCCTTCTTGGTGGCAGCAGCAGCCGCCTTCATCTTGTCCTTGCTTGCACCAGCAGGAACGCCAGTGTCGGGAGCGGTCTTGGCTTCGTTGAACACGGCGTTAGCCACAGCAAAGCGAGCCTCGTCAAGAGCGAGTGATGCCTTGGCGTACAGCGACTTGAAGACCAGTTCCTTGGCTTCAGCAAAACTCTTGTTAACAAGTGCCTTTGCAATCTTTTTGTGGGTATCCATGTGTTCTCCTTGTGCAGTCTTCATTATTTAGTTTCCGTCTGTGTTTGACTCATTTTCTTCTGCCGAATCATCGGAAAAATCCCCACGCATAAGAGTGTTTGAAATATACTCTCGCTCCGTATCTAGTCGTTCTCGTATCTTGTCTGCAAGTGATTTGTGGACGGCAGTTTTGAATTCTTCAAACGAGTTCAGCATGATGCACCTCTCAATCGTTCAGGTCTTCTTCATCGGCAGGCACGATTTCCCCAATTGTTACCTGTGGTCCAGCATCACCGCCTCCAGAGAATTGGGGTGGGGGTGGCTGTTCGCCCATAGGCATTTGGGGAGCGAGTTCACCGCCCGTTTCCGCACCAACGGGTGCAATGAGTCCTGCGGCTTGCTCTGCGGAAATCTGCTTGTCGATCTGCTCCACATCGTCTTCGGTCTGACGCAGTATCTTCTTACGCACCCACTCCCGAGAGTAGTACTTGCCCACGAAGTCTTCCGCATCCCGAGCAGTCTGCAAGCGATCCTTGAGGATTTCGCTCTCCTTGAGTTCGGTGAAGTGCGAGTCTTTTGCGAACTGAAACGCAAGTTGGGACACCATTTCGTCCCAATCGCTCTCCTTGATGATGCCCTTCAGCGTCAACTGCACACGCAGGAGTTCAAGGAACAGTTCAGAGAACTTCATGCGGAGGCGTTCAATGAACTTGAAGAACTTTACTTCATCGCGTGAAATTTCTGAAGCCTTGCCCAGATTGAAGCCTGTGGTTTCCTCAAGCCGCGATGTGGGAACATTAAGCGACTGAAACAGTTTCTTCTGAAAGTACTTCACATCATCCATCTCGGACAGGTTCTGTCCTGCCTCAAGCGTCTGAATCTCCGTGCCGCGACCGCCTTCGCGCCGAGGCATCCAGAAGTCCTCAAGCATGGACAGGTGCTTGCGCGAATCCTGCACCTCACCAGTATTTGGATCGTACATCAACTTGTTGCGATACCGCTGCATCAAGCCGCGCACATATTCCTCTGCCTTCTGCTTCGGCAGGTTTCCCACATCCACATAGAACACGCGCCGCTCGGGAGCGCGAGTGATGCGGTAGATCACGACTGCATCCTCAATCATGCGGAGTTGGTTCAGTGCCTTGATTGCCTTGTGCAGGTAGCCGATGATCTTCTTGTGGTAGCCATCAAACAGTCCGCTGTGTACAAAGCATATGGCATCAGGCTGAATCTTCAGCCCCTCCATAGACAGTGCTGTGGAGTTTGGCTCGCTCTCGTTGTACACATAGAACTCTTCAACAGAGGTAACGACCTTCACTCCCCGTGCTTCGTTCTTGTCCAGCGGCTTCTTGTTGATCTTGCGAACCTTGCGAATCTTTGTGGGATCAATGGGACGCAACTCCTTGATGCCCCGTTTCTTGTTGCCTTCGTCAATAATGATGTGGTAATACAGGCGACTGTCAATATACCACTTGCGAAAAATCTCGTAGCCGCGCCGAGAGAAGTTGAGCAGATTCAGAACTTCCTGAAACTCCGCCTCCACCTTGTCCTTGATGGTTTTTGGCTGTTCAAGGCTAGTGGTGTCAATCTTTACCGTTGACAGGGTTTCATTGTACACGATGGCTTCATTGCAGATGTCCGCGATGGCTGATTCCACTTCAGGATGGAGAGCCATGTCGCGGTATTTGCGAATGAGTTCCATGTCTGACTTGATCGTGCCGTCAAAGTCAACGACTGCTCCGAAATACCCACCAACCTCAATGGGTATTGAGCCGTCATCGTAATCAGGCGGCACAAAGGAAAGAGACTTCTTGGATTCCTCCGAAGAAGTCCCGTCCTTGCTAATGGTAAAGCCAAACAGTTTGATAGCCATAAATAAAGAATCCTGTCAAAAGGGGCTTTAGAAGCCCTGACCGAGATTGATTCCTGCGCCCTGCAACAGAGACTGTATGTTTCCCTGTCCCGAACCTGTTGCAGGAACCGCCGCACCAGCAGCAGCCTCCCACCAAGAGTAGTTGATGGTAACCGTGAATTCGGCAATTTGATCGTTGTTCTCGTATGAAAGATCAATTGCACTGATTTCACTCGGGAAACAACCGACAAAGTTGTATGTACGAAGTGCATCTCCCGTTCTCAGCAATTGTGTAACGGACCAAGTGGGCATGAATTGCATGAAGTTGTTTGGAGCAATATTGCTGACATGAGAATTGAATCTGGCACTCCAGAATTCAAAAGCAGAACGCAAACTCATGTTTGCGTCAGACATAACAGTAATTGACCAGTCTTGAAAAGTGCGATCACCAGGCAACTTGATGCGGCGACCACGATACGGAACTTCAATTGTTCCAAGAGACGAGTTGGGAATCTGTGCTGCCTTGCACAAAAACGAAATGGCTCGGTTGTTGTTGTATCCTGGAATGTTTCCAGTCACCATGAACAAGTTGGTGCGAACACCACCACCGGCAAACGAGTTTACGAATCCCGAGATGTTGTTTGTTGGGTCTACTGGCATGGATTACTCCTTGTTCCTATTTAGGCGATTAACCGCCCACTTCGCTGAAATTTACGCCGGTCTTCGTTGCCACGAAATTCAGCGAGATAAAGTTAACGCTTCTGGTGGGTTTGATGAATATGTCTGCCACAAACTCGTTGCGGTCAATTACTTCACCAGTATTATTTGTTTCATCACACACCACCTTGAAGTCTGTGATGCCTCTTCTTTCCTGTATGGTCTTCAAGAAAGGCACCACCAAACTGCGGAATTGTGCGCGGGTAAACGCATCGTTCTGTTCAAACAAGAAGAACTTTGAAGCGGTGGCAATCGCCTTCTCAAGCACGATGAACAGGCGGCGAACATTGATGCGGTCAAATGCCGATGGACGGGTCTGCGCGGTTTTGTCACCGAACAGAATCACGCCTTCGCCTGGGAAAGACACGACAGGGTTTACCTGACGGGTGTACAGTTCATCGCGGTGGGCTTCTTGTGTTGGGTTATATGCCAACCGCACCACATTCTTGATCTGACCACGATTAAAGCCTGCGGGCGAGAACCACGCCTCGTTCGTGAACTCAGTACGAGCAACAAGACCAGCAATATCTGGATTGAGAGGCATGGCACGTATAACATTGTTGTAAGTATCTAGTTGATACTTCCACCCGCTGTCAATTACCGCATATGAAGTATTGATGTTGAGTGTGTTGTCTCTGTATCCCTTTATGTTGACCAATGCCTGTTGTGGTGTTTTAAACTCCACATCGGTTTGACGAGGAGACACGAAAGCAATGCAGTCCAAACGCTTTTCGCACACGTTTTGCACCACCAATTGTGCCAGTGTATTTGAAGCATTTCCCATAGGCAATAGAGAAACGTCAACTGTGTCTGCATCTGCAAAGTATTTCCAACCGTCGTTCCACCTCTCCGAGTCTGTTGGGGCAGCAAGCGCACCACCAGCAAGAGCAATTGAATTTACCTGAGATCCGACAGCACTGCTAGTAGACAGCGGAGGACCGATTAGAGTCCAGTCTGTTTTTGTGGATATTCCGCCAGTGTTGTCATTTACATCCGCTGCAATTGCCCAAATATACCGAGACTGCTCGTTGATCACAGTCTTATAGTAGTTTGCACTGCCGTCACTCTTTCTGGCATCTGATGCACGCGAAAGCCCTTCGAACTTTTCCAACAAGGTGTTTGCAGTTCCAGTCCAAGTTCCGTCTTCATCGTAAACCAGAATGTTTATGAGATCGCCTGTGCCTCCACGATCAGCAGCGTAAGCAGTAGTGCTAGACTGAATAGAAACCGTACTTGCGTATACACTCTTGTGTGTAAAATTCGCACCCGCTGACTGACTTGCAGAAATGGGAGCAGAAAGGGTAAGCCTCCATGCTGCGGTGATTCCGTTTGTTCCACTGAAAGCAGTGGAAGCCTGATTCCAGCCAGTGGTAACTCCAAAGAAATCGCCGTTGACTGGTGTTACTGTTACCCAAGTAATGTTTGCAAAAGCAGCGGTGCTACCGCCATTAATTTTTGCCAATCCGCTCACAGAAACATTTGTTCCGTCTGCAAACTCAATGGTGTCGCCCACAGCAAAATACTTGCGATCTGCACTGTTTCCTGCGTAAACATACAAGAAATTGTCACCGAGCGTGGCAGCGTAACCGAGCGATGCGCCAGTGGTGCCTGCCCCACTGGTAACAACCACTTTCAAAGCATTTCCGAGAGTTCCACGATACTTTGCTGCAAACAAGACTTTTTGTGCCGCAGCAGTATTGATGTTTGACGCTCCAGAACCGCCTGCATTCACTGCTGCATAAAACTCGTTTTCGTTATTGATGGTAAGAGTCTGGAAAGTATCGGGGTGGGCTGCTGTAGTTGCCCCTGTTGCAACTGTACCGCCAGCAACAACCGCGTAGGAATTGAATGAAGCCGTTCCAACAACACGCACAGTCTGGCAGTTGTTGCCGTAGTCCAAAAAGTTTCCTGCGGTGAAAAAATCCACATAGTTGGAGTCAGTTGGCTTTCCAAAAGTATTTACAAGTTCCGTTTGATTCGTAATCGGAACAATAGTCTTGGTCGGTCCCCACTGAAAGTATCCAGCAAATCCACCAGGAGTGGTGGCAACTGCTGGAATGATTGTGGTCAAGTCTATTTCTTTAACGCTTACGCCGGGGCTTACTCTGAATGCCATTTGTGTTCTCCTTCGTGAAGAAGTCAATACTTTGCGACTGTGCTTCTCATGGTATGTATTATTTTGAAAGCCTCACGAAACGGTCAGAAACTCCACCCCGTATCTAGGTTTTCGCCTCCCGTCATCTTCCAAGACGTACCACGACCGTCCACAAAGCCTGTTTCCGTGCTGCCGTCATTCACAAATCCGAAGGGTGTCATCTCCTCTTCCAGTGCCTTTATCTGATCCTCGTACAGGTCTTTGCGGATATCACTGCCCGTGATCTGTTTGAAATATGCCTGTGTGGTAAGCCATCCAAACAGCACCAGAGTCATTACCAAGTCATCGTGGTGGTTTTCTTCGGCTTCAAAGGAATCGCCTTTGGCTACAAACGAGCAGAACTCGTCTACTGTGTTAAAGTCCTCCACGATGAGTTTGGTGTCCTCAACGAGGTTTTTCAAAATAGAGCAACCGATCCGCTTTACGGCAGTGGAGGTCTTTACCCCTTTCATGGAAGACCCCTTGGCACCGAAACCTCCGTTCACCACCTGTCCTTTGCGTCCCTGGGTGGACACATAAATCACATTGTCGTATTCCAGTTCATCGTGCAGAATGTCTGCCACCTGACCGCCGATGTCGTTTACCTCCACCAGACAGTACGCATTGTTGTACTGCCGCAGTATGGGGTAGATGGCATTAGGATACAACATGGGCGGCATCTCGTTGTTGCGAAATGTTGCCACCACCCGATACGGCATGGCAGACACATCAATAACGGAAAATGCGTGGTAGTCCAAACCCTGCCCACGCGCCGTGTCCACAACTGTGATGTATTTGTGGTCGGGGACGGGTTTGTGATACACCCGTAGTCCCTCTCCGTTCCAATACTCGGGAGTACGGTACACCATGCACTTCAGTTTTTCGGGATGCACAAGGGTGTGCATGGAGCCAAGGAACTCGCACTCGAACTCCGTGCGGAACTGCTCTTCGCTGGTGTTCGCAATGGTCTGCTTTTTCCACGCATCATCACGACCAGGCACATCGCTCCAATGCACCTCCATCGGCACATACTCGTTCTTGCCCTCTTCGCCTGGCTTCTTGTTCGCGTTCACCCAAAAGCGGTAGAACATATTCAAGCCCTTCGGCGTTGAAATGATCGTCACCTTCGTGCTTTGACCGCTGGTGATCGTTGGGTACACGGACGAGAAGAACTCTTCCGCGACATTCTGCGGCACATACGCAAACTCGTCAAGGAAGATGTAGTTGAACGATCCACCACGCACCGCAGACGATGATGTGGCGGATGCAAGAATCTTGGAGCCGTTCTCCAGTACGATGGAACCCTTGTTCCACTCCACCACGCCCTGCTGCAACCACATGGGCAGGTACTCATACGCCAACTGCAAACGCCCGAGCAGTTCGCGTGCCGTGGTCAACTTGTTCGCAAGAATCGCAACGCTCATGCTCTGATTGAACAGCACATAGTGGAGCAGATACGCGATGATCGTGGTGGATTTACCTGTCTGACGGGGAAGTTTGCCGATCACGAAGCGGTTTTCGTGAATGGTACGGATCATCTCCTCCTGATAGTCATACGGCTCAAACGGCACCAACCCCTTGTCAAGAGACACGATCTTCACATAGTTCTTGATGAAGTACAGAGGGTCTTGTGAGCATTTCACATACTCCTCAATCTGCTCGGGCGAGAAGTTGACATTCACTCCCGCTGCCTTCAGATTGGAGTTGCCCAAATACTTCGTGCTTTTCTTACTCACTGTTCTTGTCTTCCTCTATGGTGTCACGCACATCGGGTCGGTTGTCAAACGCCTTCGTAGACGACCGAGCAGAGTTGATGATGTCCTGTAGTTCCTTTGTGGAACCCACATAGATGGACTGATTCGTTGTTGTGTTGTTTGTCACGCTCTGATCAATCTTGCGGATGGTCTTCACGCGATTGTGCAAGTCCATGAGTTCGCGGTTGGTTTCCGAAAGCGTCTTGATCATCTGTGCCACGACCTCGTATGCACGGGGTGAGTCGCCTTCCTGTGCCACCGCAATCACGCCGTCAAGGGCATTCTTGCCCATGTCAACCAGTTCTTTTAGGTTGTCGCGTACAATCTGGTAGTCTGTCTTGAGGTCTTTCTCAAGTCGCTCGTCAGTGAGCGGAACAGGATCAACCTTTACCACCACCGCATTTGGAGGCACGGAAACAGGAACCGTTGGCTCTGCACCAAGAGCCTGTTCTATATTTTCAAATCCACTCATGGTCTACTCCTTATATGTCCCAATCCACAGTTATGCCACCAGCAGACATACCCTCCGCGTATGTGGTTCCGCCTCCAGACTGTGCTTGGTATACCTTTGCATACGGACTGTAATCGTTTGCATTGGAACTTGCTCCGCTTGGTCCAGATATTCCAACAAACACATCTCCATACACAGACTGTGCAAGCGTGTCTCCAGGATAGTAGGTGACTCCACCAACAAAATCGTCTCCAAACACCCCAGCATTCCACAATCCTGCTTGTGCCACGCGAATTTCTTTGTAGTTCTTCTTTGCACCAAACAGGTACGTCTTCATTGTGAAATTTAGAGTGAAAATAATAGAGCGACGAGTCTCAAAATCGCCCTCGTAGTCCTCTTCAGATGAAACCGAGTTCAGATAGATGGGAACATCCACCTTGCGGTTGATATCGTCAAAATTGATCGTGACCACGAACTCGGGGGTAAAAAATGGAAGTATTTGCTCCACGATACGCAGACCGTCTTCCATGTTGCGAACGTAAATATAAAGCGCGAAATCAATATTGTACGGCACTTCTGAAAACGTGTAGTCCACCCCACTCGGGTACGAAACCGAAGGGCGAACCATGTTTCGTGACAAACTGTTGCGCTTGCGGGCAGAATCGTAAACATATCCTGTGATCTCAAACGCCATGCGTGGCAGCACAATCTGATTGGGATTGGAGAAATTTGGTTCTCCTGAAAGACGCACCTTGTACTTTTCCTTTGGTGCATATGAAATAGGCACAAGCATGGTCTTCGTGCCGCTGCTCTCTGCCTTGTCAATGTAAATCTGATTGAACAGGGAGCCGAAGGCAACCACCATGCGGCGAATGGAACCGTTGTAGAAGTTTGTGAACATTAGTAACCAACCTCATAACCTTCAGCGATAAGCGCATTCCACCTTTCGCTGTCTGGTAGTGCCATCTTTCTCGTTCCGTCTTTTTTCAGATATTTGATGCCTCGCTTGGCATCTCGTATCTTTTGAATGTGAACAAGATTATTCATGGCATTGTTCTCTCTCATTTTCTGCTTTGTTTCATCGGTATGACATTTACCATGCATACCGATTTTTTTCTCTTTCTGCAATCTCTTGGTATTGTCAGAAATCCTTTTCCTGTATTCCTCTGATCGCGGATTCTCTTTGTAGTATTCTTTCATCGCAATAGAAGTAGATTTGCTTATCTTCTTCTTATGTTCTTCTGATAGAGTCTTTCCTCTGCTCCACTTACCAAAATCAGGATTTGCTTTATTTTTCTTGCTTATCTTCTGCCCAACCGAAAGTCTACTTTCCTTGTTGTGCCACCATAGATTGTTTGTTGTGGAAAAATTGAGGTTGTAGAATTTGTTTTTGCTCTTGCTCGCTGCCATCTCCAACCAACGATTTTCTACAATCAGTAACTGCTCTCGGTTTTCCGTTTTCTCTAATATTCTTCGCCTGAAGTCGGTTGATCTTCTTCTGTACGCATCTCTCATCCTATTGGAAGAGCAGATATATCCATCACATTCTGTACCCCAATGAGAACCAATGTAATACATTTTTCGTTTGCAGTCTTTCCAAATGTACACGAATCCATATTTTTGTGGTTCCATGAACATACTCCTCAAGAATATGTATAAAACCGAGTGTTTCAGTAACCCCCCTCACTAAAAGGATCACTCTCGGTGAAATCAAAGATGTCGTCACGCTTCTGCTCCAGTTCCAACTGCTCGTTGTCCTGCTGCTCCTGATGCGTGGCGCGAATAGTTGTGTCGTAGATGCCAACGATGGGATATGACGCACCGCTAACAAGTCCCACAAGGATGTCTCCCACCTCAAACACACCTTCCTGCTTGTTGATTCGCATGGACTGGGATCCAGCCACAGGAACGGTGTACTCGTTGACGCGCCCGTAGGCGTGCTTGTCTGCGGTGGTTCCCGTGTAGACCTCTTCTCCCAGAATGTATGTTCCTGATCCGCTGCCGAGCGTGATGCCGATGAGGTAATCCGATGCAATGTTCATTACCGCGTCCAGTGCAGACTCGCCAGTGTCTATCTTCTCGCTGGAATACTTGAATGCTTCACACGAAAGTTTGAATGAATACCGATCACCGCCTGGATAGAACGGATTGTCGTGCTTCACAAACTTGATTTCAAACATGGTGTACGGATAGTCAAAGTAGATGATGTCGCCTTCGCGCGGGCGACCGTTCTTCTGAATCTCGGGATGGTGTCCCATCACATCCATGAACCGCTTACGGGACACGATGAATGTGGCGGAATCCTTTACATCAAGACCGAACCGCGACATCTCGGAGTCGCCTTCAAATCCATCCGCGTTCTCAAGGTACATCTCTATGCGGTTCGCATCCAAAAACTCTGAAACCTCTTCTCCGAGAATGAGGTCTTCCGTCACCTTCTCGCGTGGAATGTACACCATCTCGTGACCGTGTATCTTGATCGCCTCGGTCGTGAGTGATTCAATAAGCGTTTGTTCGCCTTTCTTGTTCCTGCGAAAATACGGATTGACTGTCATGGTTATCCCGTAATGAAGTCGGGCGGCTCTTGATACTTCAACAGCACCTCTTCTTCAATGTTCTGTATTGCTGTGGTGGCTTCCTCGTACAGCCGCGCACCATTGAATGTAATATTGCCTGGCATGGGAATGCCTTCAAACTTGGACAGGTTTGCTCCCCACTGCTGCTTGATAAGGGCGGTAGCGTATTTCTTCAGCATGGGATCGTTCCACGCCTCGCTGTATTCCTCTGGATCAACCACCGCAAATCCCTCAACAAGAATGTACTGACCAGGCGCAAAATCCGTCCAGTTCATGTCCATCTGCAACTTGTTCTTGTACTTGTTGAACCGAATCTGCTTTTCGGGATCAAGCAGTTGCTGCAACATCTCAATATACTGCATGGTGGACACATAGTAGTTCATGTTCATGTTGCCTGTGCGGAGTCCGTAGAAGTCCGTCAGTGCCATCTGATAGCGAATGTTGAAAATGTTGTTGATCTGTAGGTTGAAGCCGATCTGAAACACCCGCGTGATGTTTGCAATCTGCGGTCCGTTTGGATCAAGAGAATTCGTGTCAATGTACTGATTGGTAATGTCCTGCTGCGTGATCTGATACTTCCAGTACTGTCGCTGCATACCAAGCGAGTTCCAGTCATTAAAGTATTGGATAGCCTGATCAATGCGGTCTTCCACCTGGGAATCGTCCACATTGATCTCAATAACAGGCGCACCAAGAGCGCGTAGGCAGTATTCCTTGAACTCTTGTCGGGTTGTTGGTCTAGCCATCTGTTCCTCCACTAAACTATTTAGAAGAACAGGGTATTACCTTCCGTTCTCTTCTGCTTGTAATCGTACAGACAATCGTGCAAGTTCGCCTTCTCGTTCGCAGATATCGTCACAATACGGACACACTTTAGGCAAATACAGAGTGTTTGCTCCATCTGTTATGTAGTGTGCGGATCCGCGTTTGTAAATTCTAGTATGAAACCCAAAAGGAACCGAGTAATTGGGCAAAAACTTCAGGAAGTGTTGCATGGGATAACATCTTCCGTTTACTGTAATCTGCCCTTCCATTCCGTAGTGTATTAATTGCACGACTCATTATCCCCCAAAGTTTATTTCAATGATAAGATTCCTCTTGGATTCGTGCTGTACCTGCTTTCGGAGCGGTTGTAGGTTTTTGTGACTTTGCTTTCAGGATTTAGCACGATGTCTGGATACTGAGATCCACTAAACGGAGCCAGTTTCTGAACAAATGAAGGTCGTGTAAGACCAGGAATTGACCGCACTGATGAAATGGTGCTGCTTCCAAGCACGGCAGAACGAACCGAAGCAGTGTCCTGATACGCAGCAGAGTAGTACGTGACCGCATCAAGGTACAGTTTGGTGATCGCTGTCCCCGACATGGTTACGGTTACTCCTTCTGCCGTCTGTATGTTGAACTGTTCGCCGCTATTTCCCGAGCCAACAACGTAGTCATTCAGGCTTCGGAGAGTATCAATATTGTACTTGGTGGGAACAAAACTAAAAGACCCTGCGGTGTAGTGTCCGGAATATAGATTTGGAAAATCTCCAGACGCACCAGTGGTTCCGTTCATGCCACTAGTTACACCAAGCAGAAAGTAAAGGGTGTTGTCTACTAGTTGCGATTTTGCGGAGCGTGCTTGAGCAACAGTGAGCAACTGTTCCACACCAGAAACAACACAGCACGCTCCACTTTCGTATCCAAATATAGGTCCAGCACCACACACACCGTGTACAGCATGACCCGAACACACACCCGCAAAAACTGTTACGCCGTGAACGGTATCCTGTAGCGTAACAATGTTTCCTGTGTACAGTAAGTCTGATGAAGTATTCCTCACAGCCGAAAGGTGACCAATGTTAGACAGTACTTTTGCGGACACATCACACGGAAAATACGATGTGCCAACTGGTCCGTCCATGCTTAGTGCAGCAATAGTGTACTGTCCCGCCTCTTGGTTTTCTGTTGGAACCGTGTAGGTTGTTCCGTGACCAATTCCGCGAAGAGCAGCAGATGAAGTTCCCCCGCTAATAATGAGGTTGTCTATGTAACCCTTGAACGGATACGCACCAGAGGGACCGCCACCCACAGAAAAGGGAGCAGAAGTTCTTCGGAAAGAGCCAGACAAACCTGTTATCTGACCAATTCTGTTGCCATTCCAGTAAGTAGACACACAACCGGATCCTCCAGAATTGCTGTACGCGAACGCAAAGTGATGCCACGATCCAAGAAGAACAGAACTGCTGTTTGAAGTAGAGGCATCAACAACGGTTGCAACAAAACCCGCAAGAGTTCTGCCTTGATCCGCCACCTTTAACTGAAACTTCTTGCTGCTGTTGTCGTATTCCATCAAAAACGAATCGTTCACCGAATCCACCGTGCCACCCTGCACTTTTGCCACCACAATTGGATCATAGTATCCAGATGGGTCTTCATCCATATACAGAAATCCAGACACCAATAAATGGTCAAGTGTTGCGCCCACCGAATAGGTGTAATCGTTCACCGTTATTGCACCAGCAGATTCGGACAAAAGTGGAGAACCAGCAAATTGTGCACATCTAAATCCAGCGTTTCCTTTAATCGTTCCTCCGCCAATGTTTTCTGCCACAACAGGAGTGTACGCAGAATCCGTTATTCCTCCAGATGTGTACACATTTACTACGGTTGCCGTGATTGGACTCTGAAACGCCAACTCGCCCGAAGAAAACTTACCGTACACGGTTCCTGTTATCTTTTGTTCTGTTTGTGGAGGTAAAGATACAGTTACAGAAGCCGTTGTTCCATCAATTCTAGCAATTGTGGTCTGGGCAGACAGAGGAGAAAAACTAGCGTCAACCACATACGGTATCTGCCCAAAATAGTCGTTTGCCTGAAACGAAGAATCATCAAACGGATAGATTGTATCTTCAATCAGTCCCGTTACAGAATTTACTAGTAGTAGTTTTTTTGCCATTGGTGCAGGTGGTTGGGTTAGATGGATGTGGTTGTTGATGCAGGACTGCTGTAGATGTACGAATCTGTTGTGGTTTGCAGTGCATTGGATGCTCCCACAACGCTGTACGGAGAAGACCCTACGGGAACACCAGCGTATGTCAGACCGCCGGTAGTGGTTTTACCAGTGGACACAAGCAACTGACTTGATGACGACAAAGCGTGTTCTGCTATCATTCCCCACCCGACTTTACGCACATTTTCGCCTGATGTAGACCACACTCCTGCGGTTCTGCCGCCGCCAGTAGAGGGTTTAGTTCCTGAAGTTTTCCACCACTGATAATACTGATTTCCTGTTGCTACACCGTATTTCCAGTTTCCGCGTGTCATTACAGTACCAGTGTTTGCTGCCCATATGTGGGAAACCCGACTGGCAGAAGCATTCGAATCGCTTGTGCTGCCAATTAAAGAAAAACCTCCAATTGTGGACGAGTATCCGTTTTTGTAGAATCCAAGCGACTTTGTGTTGTTGATTCCTGTCTGCTCCTGGACGGATCCGCCATCAAAAGCAGAAACTATCACGTAACCAGGAGCCTTTTGAATTGTGGAATTGGATTGCGCTTCCAAAACTGTCTGATACATCTGATTGCCGTAAACCACAGAACCAACTGCCACATTTCCGCTTTGGGTGTTTGCAGTCCATGCGCCCGTCGTGCTCACGGGAGCAAACACCATTACCATCAGTCCATACGGATCACACAAGTTCACGCGCGAAGAGTCTGTGCAGTGAACGCCCACAGAAGCGCACAGTTCACCTGTTCCGTATTGACCCTTTCCGTTTTTGACAAGCAGAGTTCCAATGTTTGCCACCGAGTTGTTTTGGCACAGTATTCCGTAAACTCCACACCCATTCAACAAAACGGCAGAAGTGCGAGAAGGATTTGTGGATGTGCTGTTTGTGTTCGCACCCGCAAGCAAAACTGATCGGTCCTGAACACAAATAGCGGATTCCTCTCCACCCACGATGCTTATGTGCTTTCGCACTGTCAGACTAGAGTTTCCGCTTACACGAACTGTGGAGTTTCCGTTGTTTTGATTCCAAACAGAGCCAACATTGGAATACGACACCACAGGATAATCTGCACTGCCTGTGGTTGTTCCGATGTATGCAGTTCCTCCCGCAGTGTGAACGGAAACTGCACGGTAACCGATTTCTAGTTTTCCTGCTGTTAGACCAGACTCATTGTTTGCAGAAAACGCAACAAACTCAAGGGTGTTTCCGCTTGTTCCCAATCCAATCACTGAATTGTTCCGTATGTCGCCATCAAAACAGTACGTGAGTCCTGTTGCGCTTCCTGCGCGATAACCCCAGATGTTCAGAGTTTGCCAGTACTGCGGGGTAACCGCACCACCGTCATAAGTCACAGAGTACTGTCCCGCCTCTGCGTATGTTCCTCCGCCGCCAATAGAAACAATGTATCCAAGCGTTATTCCTGTGCTGCCACGCTTGAAAAGAACCGCGCCGCCGTTGTAGGTGTTTTGGAATCCGCTGTAGTAACCGCTGCTCTCACTGCCGCCCCACACAGGAGGATACACAAAGCAGCGTTGGGTTGAAGCCGCCGCTGTTGCGCCTGAAAACACAGGAACACGAACCTGAAACGAAAATATTGGCAAACACGACTGTGACACACTGCTGATCACTGCTCCACGAACAGAAACCGCAGAACCGTTTTCGGCATTCAATGCGTTGTACGAGTGCTGTATGTAACAGCCTTGTTCAACGGTATGAGTTTCAGATACTCCGCGATCAGCACCTGGTTCGTATCCCAACTCTACTTTTGAACCGTAAGCGTTTACTGCTCGTTTAACATTGTACGCCGTAAGAACTGGCGTGTTTGAAATAGACCCTAGTGCGGCAACACTGTACTCACTGCCGCTTCCCCATGCAGCAGACAGATTTGACGGAGAGTACGTGTACACGGTTGAATTTGTTGCCTGCACACCTGCTTCAGCGTGATACACGCCCAAGTGCCGTATTCCTACTTTAGAATTTTCAACCTGCAAAAGGGCAGAAAACCACGATGTGGTGTCTGCGTCAGGATTGAGGTGTGAGGTGGCAGGGAAAAGTCCAGACAAAGACTTGGTTTTCTTTTCACTGATGTTTGGAGAAGCATACGCCTGTGCAACACCCATGATGTTTTGGATTGCACGAATGGTTCCGTTTGTCACCGAGAATATAGGCTTCTTGCCACTCTTCTCTATTACCACAGGGAAGTTTGTCATCAAGAAAGGCTGATCACTGATGTGACGATCCGTAGACGCAAGAGACGATTTGGACGGATACTGATTGGATCCGCCCGATCCCCAAACCGTTCCGCTTGGCTCACCATAGAAACCAGACGGATCATTCAAACGATTGGACGGATAATTGCTTGCGACTCCGTGCCAACTGGTGGAATTGCCTACACCACTTGAAACCGAACCAGGCGTGTGGGGCGCAAAAACAGGTACACGGGGATCAAAATTCGCAGTCTTGAACGCAATCTTTAAATCTGTTGTGCTTGTTGCGTCAAGTATTTGCACAAGTCCAAGTGCTGCAAGCGCACCCTCATACGAATACCCGTGATTGAAAAACATATTGGCGTAAATGTCGGATGCAGTCACTCCGCCGTGAACGTCAAGACCAGACCAGTACACATTTTTTGTGCTGTCCCAATACGAGTACTGCGAATTTCCATGCGAACTAATGCTTGGGTTGGATATTACTGCCCACCCGTTTGTGTCTGAAGCACTGTACCCGTGAGTGTGACCCGAAGCGTCATTGTTTAATGCTGTCAGAGTTGTGAGATTAACCGTGCCTGTGTGTCCGTGAGCAGAAATGTTGCTGATGTCCCACGAATAGTCTTTTACGCGCCACAGATACCGTTGCTTGATGGCAGACGGATCGCCTTGAATAATAATGTTGCTGCCTTGTGGGTGGTACAGGTTGCTTGGAACCGAAGAATCCGTGAACGAGTACGTTCCACCAAGAAAAGTCACGTACAACACACCATCACCGTAAATGGTGTACTCCTGTGCTCGTTGCCAAGCGCGGGAAAGGGTTGCAAACGGAGACTCTAGGCTTCCAGTTCCCGAGTCGCTTCCACCAGGAGACAGATATATCGTAACCGAGTCACCCGAATTCACCACATTCAAAGACTCTATGAACGGATTTGTGGATACTGTGATTGCTGATGACATGGATTCCCCTGTGGTGTACGCTTTTCGTTGTATTTATACGATCAGAGAGGTCATGTAGCCGTCACCAATAAACTTGAAAATCTGAACATATGGTGCATACTTTGCACTTGCTAAATTGTATGTTGCGCTATATTCTGTTTCATTCAAATAGATTCCGAATGTGTAACGGGTCCACTGGTACAATTCTCCAAAAAATACAGGAGTTATCGTGGATGGTGCGCTTGAACTTCCAGAGGAACGACTCAAAGTGTACGGTGCAGCACCAACATTTGAACTCGGTCCATCTTGAGCATTTGTGACAATTGCAATTTCATACGGACCCAAAGCAATGGATCCCGCGCCCACACCGTACAGTGTATTACTGTAGCGTTGCCATCTTCCAGGCAATACCAGTGTTATTCCATGCGTGGTTGTGTTACTGTTGCCGCCGCCATCATTTCCGTTCCAGTCTCTACCTGTATTTTTGAACGACGCAGAATTAAGAGACTGTAGAGTGCTAGTAAGCGGCTGATTGTAAACAGCAGTGCAAGTTCTACACGGAGAATTTGTAATTCCTTGATTTGGATAGCCTGCTGCGTGTATTTTGCCAGGAGCATCTTCTTCAAAAACAGGTGTAACAAGCAAACCGTTAATAGCGAAATCGATAATACTATTTCCACTATAATTCCACTGACCGGGTGCTCCACCTTTTCCCGATTGTATGAACACAACCGTATTTCCTCGCGTAACCAATGCGTCTTCATCTATTTCAGTTTTATTTACATTTAGAGTGATAGTACGATCCTCTGGCTGTAAGTTTCCGTCGTTTGCTCCACCTTCACTGGAATTGTACACCGCAGGATTGTAAAAGAGCAGTTTGTATGTGGCGTTGACCCCTCCTGCGTTGGATGTACCAGCAGATCGAAGAAGTTTTACAGGAGTGGTTCCAAATGAGTTTTTGAAAACGGAAATTGCTTTGCTTGCAGACAAGTGTGCTGTTTTTCCGCGAAAATCCGAAAACGAAACAGGTCCACTTGTTGCCACTCCCTCCACACCGCTTGCCACTTCTGCACTGCTACCTGGACGACCACTATATTCAGAAATCGCTGACGGAGCACCATTTACCCGCTTGAATTCCGCTTCTATGTCCGTAAAGGAAATTGCGCCTTGTGACGGAGTAGGCATCGGATTACCTCGTTTCTAGTTCGTGTACTCGCGTGGTCAACTCCTTTACCGCTTCAACAAGCAATCCAACCAGATTTCCGTAGGCAAGCGCAAGGTTGCCTGCTTCATCGGTAGAAACTGCTTCAGGAAGAACAGCCTGAACATCCTGTGCAAGCAAACCCGTTTTTCTGCTGCCGTTAGAGTCCGTATACAGGACACCGACCAACGAACGAACCTTGTTCAGGGAATCCGCGATGGGAGAGATGTCGCGCTTGTATCGTGCATCAGAGAACGCCACAATGTCGTCGCTTGCGTAAATCTTTCCTGTCACCGAGAACTTATACGCTGTGGAAGCGGATCCACCCACACCAACATCACCATCCGAAGATATGATCATCCGTTGAGTGTTGTTTGTTCCAAAACGCAAGTATCCTGCTTCGTAATTCCACATCTGTGCGTTGTTGGATTCTATTGAGAAAAGAAGCCCCCTAACTGCGCTGTAGCCGCTGGTCGCAGCCAGTTGCAGCACCGGTGCAGTAGCAACAATAGCCAGATTCCGTCCGGGAGTCGATGTGCCGATTCCTACCGCGCCAGATGCAGTGATACGGACTCGCTCTGTTCCTTGCAGATCAAACCGCATAAACGAGTTTGCGTTGTTTGCTCCCTTGTCTGCTTCCAGTATGAGCGATCCTGCCTGACCACCAGAGGAGTTGCAGTTGATCTGTGAATACGCACCCGAGTCATCGGTATCTTCCAACCGAATGATGGGAGCCGCTGATCGTATATGGAGAGTGGAAGCAGGGCTGCTTGATCCAATTCCCACATTTCCGTTTGCATCTATACGCAACCGTTCTGCGGTGATTTGCCCTGTATAGAAACTCAAAAACGATCCACGAAACGCATTTTCAATGTATTGTCCAGTGGCACGATTGAATGTCTGTGTAACAACGAAATCGCCACCTGATGAGGGAACAATCTCAAGCCCGCCACCAGAGGGATTACAGACAGACAGCGGTGCTGATGGCCCATTGGTGCCGATTCCCAAATACCCAGCAGTACTCAACCGCATCCGCTCCGTACCCAAACCAGAATCACCGCTGGTGTTTGTGTGGAAAACAAGATCACTGTTTGAGCCGCCGAGCAGCCGTGTTCGCAGATCACGTATCAGCAGGTTGGAGTACGGAATGTCTATGTCGTCAATGATTGCAGCGCGTGTGTACGGTGAGGCTTTAATGATGTACCGCACCACCGTGTACGGCGGCATATTTGCAATATTGCTACTGGATCCAATGTTATTGATAACATTTACAGCGGTTCCTGTTGCAGCACTGTTAATTGAGACAGGTGTAGCAACCACAAATTCTTGTCCACCCTGCACCCCCATTGAGTATCCGCCAGAGATAGCAGAGTAGTGTGTATCACCAGTGAGATCACCGTCAATCTCTCCCCTCGCTGTTGCATTCGAACCAATCGCAAACCGCCCACGCAGATCAGGGGTATTGAAGTGGGTGATTGCAATTGAAGTAGTGACCGTCAGATTTGCACTTCCGCCACGCCATACTCCGTTACCCGAATTAGAAGTAGATGCCGGTGTGGTTAGTACTCGGTAGTTTCCAGAACCAGTACTCGTGGGAGTACCGGTTCCGGATGTAAACACAGTGGTTGGGAACTGAAACTTTTTAGTGGTTGAATTGTAGTTCGGAAGAACCTGTACGGTAATTGTTCCTGATGCCGTAACCGTGCCAGATGTACTAATACTAGTAATGATTCCAATTATGTCTGCATTGGAATCGTACAATCCACCAGTGAAAGCACCAGCCGTTATTTTGAACTGAATCATGTCGCCAGGAGCAAAGTTGGATGAATTTGCACCTGGTCCAGTCAGTGTAGCCACATATCCGTATGCAGGCACACGATCACCGCTGCTGTTTTGCAGTTTCGCGTACAGTTGCGGATACGTACTGATATCATAAGAAGCACCGTCGCACGCAAGCCAGGTGTCAGGAATGACCGAACCAGCAAACGGCATGATCGTACCCACAGGCTGAATCTCGTCCACCGAAATGGTGGACGATCCACCAATCTGCGTTCCCAAATAATTGGTGACCACGTATCCACCGCCCGTTGTTGTTCGGGTAAGCACAGGCTTTACAACGGTGCCGAGCGCACTAGGCGGACTGCTTGTGAGTCCACCTGGAACTTCTGCACTCAAAAACAACACGGGTGCGCTCACGCCAGCGTAACCACTCAAACTAATGAATCCGCTGTACACCACATCAAACGATGTGGCAGACGCATTCTGCACCACACCCACCACTTCTGCGTTTTCCGCCGAGTTTGCTTGGGACCGATACCAGGTTCCGGCAGCACCCACAGAAGGATCGTAGCGAACCACATCACCCGAAACAAACGAGTTTGCTCTACTAATTGTTTCCAGTACGGTTTTGGGAGTGGATGCTCCGCCTTTCAATATGAGTGATGATCCCATGTGTGTGTCCTGTTATGAAATACGCTGACAAAGGTAATAGTACGTTACGCCTGCGGTTCCGCGATTATCAACTGCGCGTCCACGAGATTTCCATGACCCACTCAGGGTTTTTCCGCTTGCACCCGCAGGATTGAATCCGGTTCCAAGAGTAAATTCACCCGTGTATCCGCCCGATCCCTGGTAGTACACGTTTGATATTGTGGCATTTGGAGCAAGCGTTCCACCAGTAAGTCCAATCAAAACGCTGCCAACCGGGTAATCGGTCAAATCAGCATTTGTACCCACATAACCAGTTACAGACAAGTCTCCAACCACATCGCCACGATACGAAATAATGTGACCCGTGATCGGGCTAGTTGCAAAGAGAATCGGCTTTCGGACATGACCCACCGTAGTGGGCGCAGTGGACACCAGCGATGGGATAGTGCTTTCTAGTGCTTGATTGGTTCCTGCGGCATTAGACGCAAGAAAGTACTGTGTTCCTGCCACAAGACCACCGCTGTCCGCACTCATTCCACCCGCAACAGAAAAATACCCGTCTGTTGTAACACGGAACTTGTAGTTTGTGGCAGTGCCTCCGACTGCTACTCCCGGACTTATTTCTATGGGGAACACCTCTGTGACAACACCAAGAGACTCTGCCGCCGCAGGAGTGTTTGCCTGTGCTTTCACGTATACACCAGAAGAGTAGGTGGCACTAGTGCTTCCTGCCGAAGGAGTGGTCCAGTTGTACGACAGGGTAGTAGACCCACCGCTAAAGCCCACAACATCGCCCACTCTGAATTGGTTAAACTGTAGTATTTCGGTAGAAACTGTTGCAGCAGAAGCAAGTTGTGTGGTGTCCGCAATGAGTCCTCCAGTAAACGGCAACACCACTCCGCTACTGGCACCAGTGGCAATCATCACTGCTTTGTGTACGGTTCCAGCCGACCGAGCAGGAGTAGTAGACATCTTTCCTGCACTGCTGGACAAATAGTACACCGATCCACGTGTAAGCGAAGTGCCCGTGACAAGAGCATTGCCGAATGCTCCGAAAATCTCTCCAATGTACGTGAGTTCAAACTCGTTTGCACTCACAAGATTTGAAACCAGTCCAATCACTTCGGCAGTGTCTTCTGAATTGCAGTCTGCGGCAATGTAGTTGCCGTCGGTCTTAAGGTATACAGGAGTGCCAAAAGAAAGTCCGTGAGCAGGCTGAACCACTCGTTTACGGTTGGCTCCATTCCGAATATTGAGAAACGGATACGCACCGTATGTGGTCCCGTTCAGCACTTCCATGAACACGGTTGTGCCAGCAAGGGAATACCGCGAGAACTCTATTGCCCGATTAGAAGTGGTGCCCCGAGCAGCATCACTGCTGATTGATATTGCCAATCCGTGATCGGTGGTGCTTCCGCCGTCCAGACGAATGGCTGTTCCGTGAACTGGAAGGGTTGCTCCGCTGTGCGGCACGATTCCAAATGTGGTACCAGTTATTCCAATGTTTGCGTTTGCCCTCCACGCACCCGTTGTGCCGTGAACGGGTTGTGGAAACCACAAAAACTCTGCGGTGCCGCCAGCAGATCCGCGACGAAGCAGCAAACCGCCTCCACCAGCAGTATCAATCACAGAATCACTTGCACCAGAAGTATCACCCAACACGATATTAAAGTCATCAATCGTTACAATGTTTGCGTTCAGAGTAACAACACTAGAGTTGAATGTTACCGCACCATTAAAGGTGACACCATCAGAAAAACTCACAGGATTGATAAACGTCAACCCCTGCGTGATGTTGGGATTAAGGCTTATGGTAAGAGTTCCACCCGCATCAGTAACCGCCGACACCGATCCCGAAGAGGTGGCACCGTACACACTCATTTTGTTGAGTTTGTATACGCTTGTGTTTGTTACGTCTCGCCAGAACGAGAAAGTGTCTGCCAAGTCCACTTCTGGAATGGCGTATGTGTTTACGTCTGGTCCTGTGCTTGCTGCCATATGTTACTCACCCGTAAGGTTTGATTCTTGGTTTAGTGATTTTCTGATACAGAGCAATTCTTCCCGCATACTATTTATCTGATTTTGCAAGGATTGTAGTTGCTCTACCACAGAACGTTTTTCACAGTACTCTCTGTACGCCTTTTGATCAACAAAAACCGCACCGTTTTCTGATTTTTCACGAATGTACCGTATTTCTGACATTACCTAATCCAACTCACGGCACGAACATTCTTTACGGCAGGTGTCTGGTAGTATGTGAACGCAGTCCCACTCGGAACACTTGTGCCCAGCGAAACCCTGATCTGATACGCATTAAACAGAGATGTGGTTGAGGGTGCAGTGTACGTCACTTCGCGGAAATCAATTTCCGAAGCACTGTTGAAATCGCTTCCAGTACTCAGTTCAGTCCAAGATTTGGTATAGATGTCGCTCTCTCCGTTAGTACTGGCTCGGTAGTAAACTTTCAAAGTGCTTCCTGCAAGTTTGTTCGCGTCCACAAAAACCGAAAGCCCGTTAGACAACACGCCAGCAGGTAGTTGCACTATTCGTGACACGTAATTCGATTCTCGTGTTGTACTGTCAGAAAAAATCTTGATTGCAGCAGAATACATTCCTTGCAAATACACTGCCGGAGAAACTGCTCGGCTTATCCCCCGAGAAAGGGTATACGTAAGCGAAGGATTGCTGGTGATTGGTGTCTTCAGGTACACCGCTTCATTGTTTGCAAAATCAATGCTGTTGTTAATGTTTCTGGCAATAGAGCAATCAAAGGGAATGATTTCTGGCGAGTAAAACTTCAGTATCTGTGAGTTTGCTCCCGAAGACAGAGGGTTCCAAGTAAAGTAACCAACCGAATCAAAATCGCATCGGTTAACCGTAAACATAAGGTCGGTGGAATTGTCTGCTACTGCTGGTCCAAGTCCCTGTGGAGTGAACAGTGTTCCCACCAACTGATTGTTTCCTGCACGTCCAGCCACCGCAGCCGCATTGTCCAATGCGTTCACAGAACTCTGTGCTGCATACAACAAATACTTGTCACTGTTTGCCGTTACACATATTGCGTATTCACCAGGCTCCAAGTACACAGGACTGCTGAATGAAAAAACCGTTTCGGTTGGCTGACTAGCATTCGCCGTGATTTCATCAGGTGTTTTAACCGATGTACTGAACGGAATAATCACAGACGGAGACGGATACCCCGACACAGTGGGACGGATTTGCACCATAACAGGAACAGCAGCAGTGGCTCCCGTGTCTTTTTGTGCAAAATACAAGGACACACTCTTGATGTAGACTCCTTCGGGATTCGTTTTTCGGTCTACAAAAAATGTCTGCGACAGTGGATCCGTCCAGTGCGTTCCTTCAACCACATCAGTGTCGCGGTTGAAAGGGTCTTTTGAAACTGTTTCGCTGGCACTAGTCTGCCTGCGATACTCAGGAAGTCTGACAGAATACGAGCCAGAGTCTCGCTGCTCCAACAATCCGTTGCAGAAGTACATTGCATCTGCACCCATTGAGGAGTCTGGTGTGTACGCTGTATCGGTGATACGCACCAATTTGTTTCCAGCAAGGTGCTGACCCGAAGGAATGTTAAACGACACGGAACACGATCCGTATTTGTCTGTGCTGATTCCAGTCAGTCCCTCATTTCCATCAAAAAGAATACGAAGATCACTAGAATTGGGTTTCAAACCACGAACAGTGGCAGTAACAGTTTTTGATGGTATGTACGGCACCACACTACGATCAATTTCCCGCGAACCTATTTTTTGCTTTATCCGATTCTTGAGCCGTCTGGCATTAATGAAATCACTTGTCTTTTTGCCAACAGAATCAATATACCGAGCAGAACCGAAACTAATGCTTCCCGAGTTGAATGAAGGAATTGCACTCTCCGAAAAAACGTGCGGTACATCCAGTACTCGCTTGAGCACGGGATCCGATTCTTCTTCAACCACATCAATTCCAGTCCATATGCTTTCCCAATCATTCCACTGTGTGCCGTGTCCACGAGAATTTGATGGATTGGAAGATATCCAGTTGTCGTTTTCCATGAGAGCATTGGTTTTTACTGCTGGTCGCTGTGCAGTATCGTAAACAGGATCAACTGATGGCGACAGACTCATGTGACCAATCCAATTTACCGTGTTTGATGGATTGATTTTTACTGTTTTTGTGTACTGCTTGTTTTCTATGTACGGTACAAGCGTGTAGTCAATTGTAACCAGACCATCGGGTGATGTAGTTGCGCCGTTCAGTGATGGAGCCGTCTGAATGGGAGCAGTGGCAGAGAAAAACGGACGCAATTCACCACGCTCGTAGTCAATGGAACACGAATACTGTCCGTCCACAACATCGCCCACCGAATGTCCGTAGAATTCATCTGAAAATATAGAAGTCTTCAACGGTTCAATGTCGGCACACGATCCACGTAAACTTCGTGACTCTATATCTGCTTCAGACAACGACAATTTTGCAAAAACTTCAACATCGTCCAGCCGCTTCTGAATTTTTCCAATTTCGCCCATCGTGTATCTACGATTTTCCACTGGTGTAATCACCAAATCGCTTCCATTGTGAGTGTACGCTGGCACAGTAACTGTGGCAAGCACAAGTGCGTCGTCTGGATCAGGAGGCGCAACTGGCGACAAATCTGGGGTGCCCGTAACCGAGAAAAACAGAGCAGATCCGTCTTCGGGATCAGCCTTTACACACACTTTGTCAATACGCGGCAGATAGTGCGAGTACGAAACAGTTGTTGTGCTGTATGCAGGAAGACTACTCATCTCACTCACTCCATACGGCTTCAGCGTCGGTGTGGCAGATGTAATTCCGTTTCTTCTGAAGTCCAAGCAGTTTGCAAGTGAAACCGAAACTCCTGTTTTTTCGTCTGTGTACAACGGAATCTCTGAATACGGAATGTTTCCTGTTTGAGAGTGCACATACGAGTGCTTTCCAATGAACGGCGCAGCAGCAAGACCCAAATGTGAAAAATACTCAAAAGCCACAATAAATTGGGTGTTGCTACTACTTGCGTATTGGGTTTTGTTTTCAGATGATCGCTTCAGGTACAGACGAGCACGCTGATAGTGCGTGGATCGTTGTCCACTATCCAATTCAAAGTCACCAGCGTAAGACACCGCCCCACTCAAAACACTGGTTACGGAATACACATCAGTCTTGTCTAATTCGTAGTAGACTCTGCCGTTTTCATCCGTTTTTCTTGATGAGCCAGTGAATGTATTGCTTGTAGTCGTTGAAGACTTGTATCGGTACGTGTTAACGTTAGAAATTGTTGGCGTATATTTAACGGGAATTGTTACTCGGGGTTGAGCACCTGATCCGTATCCTCCAGGAACACTAATTGACGGTACAGTGATGGTAACCGAGTTGCCGTCCGCAGCGGTGGTCATTGAGGCACCCGATACAGCCGGTGCCCAAACCTGTGCTGTGGTGTTTCCTGCGGTGATAAGGAACACTGGTTGGAGTGCGGGCGAAAGATTGGCTATCTGCGTATTAGAGTACGCATCAAAAGAAAACACCGAAGAACTTCCAGAAGATATAGTATCAGAAAAGTTTGATTTTGACACCGTGTACACGGTGTTTGTGCCGCTTGTAGTGGCGGCAGTAATCGGTGCGCTTGTCATCTTTGTCCAGAACGAAACCGCAGACACGTTTTCCACTGCGTATCCAGGCAGCAGTGGAAACACCAACGAAGACGATTCTGTGCCGAGTGGTTGAGAAAAATTGGTTCCACTGACTGGACCGAACGCGCCAATGGTTGCACCAGCGGCAGCGGTGTTATCGTAAAAATGTCCCTTTGTGGCAAGTGTAATGTTTCCACTCAATCCGTAGAAATAGGTGGTGTATCTAAGACTGGAAGTACCACTAGCAGGCGACACCGGCACAAGTCCGTGAGAAAACGCGGTGGCAACAACCGTGTTGGCTGCATTTCTAAACCGAATGGTAGAAGAACCATTAGAAAGTGCTATGGCGTTTGTGTTCAATTCCGCAGTGGAACCGTTCACCGTGATCGGCAAATAGTTTCCCACGTTTGCAAGCAACCCAACAGCGGATTCAGTTTGTGTGGTTCGGGCACGGGGCAGGCTCAAAGACTGCGGATACGTGTTCTCTACTTCATACCCCAAAACATAGGCTTTTCCACTACCAACACTCATGGAAACCGATCCAGACTCAACCTCATTCTCATTACTGACAGATATTTCAAACGGTCGCACAACATACGATCCCGACTCGTCGTAGGTTCTTCGTGCCAGTGCTCGCTCTATTTCTCCGTAAGTTACCCGTTCCACCTTTTTAGTTATTTTTCCGCCGTCAAACCGCAGCAACTCTACAAAGTCATCTGGAGTTTCGGAAATATCAGTTTGTGAAAGCACAAGGTTAATCTTGTACCGATCAGCACCAGGCGCATTGTAGTTGTACGAACCCACAGACGGATCTCGGAGGGTGGAATCCTCTTCATCCGTAACAGAGTCCCGCAACACAGAAAACCCTATCTTCTTGTTTAGGGAAAAGAAGTTAGAAAAATTGAAGTCTCGTATTGTTATGAGCGGGTTGAACGGAGAAAATCTTTGTGTAGGGGTCTGCACAAAAAATCCGTCCACATAGAATATTCCCTCGTTCACTGTGACTAGTTTGCACTTGCCTCTCGGAAACGCTTTTGCAAACGTAAAAACTGGATCCGCAACCGAAACAAGTTCAATAGTGCCCGTACTTGTTCCGTTTGCGTAATTAACGGTGGTGTTGGTGAATCCTGTTCCCGAAAAATAGTCAACTATCAGCACCACGTGTCCGTCTCTTTGGGTGTCTGGCGGAACCACGTGTACAATTCTTGCTTCGGTGTTTGAAGCAGACTCTGTGATCACACCACCAATAAGACTGGTGTAATCACTCAAACCAAGAACCGCAGATCCTGAATTGGACTTGACCATCAAGAAATCTGCGTTTCGTACACTTATGCCGCCGCCCGCAATACGCGATCCGTCCTTGAAAAGGTGATCCCCGACAGCAGAAATCTGATTCTGCAAAATCGTTTGTAGTTGTGTGAGTTCTCGTGCCTGTAGTGCGTATCCTGGCTTGAACAGCACACGCAAAAATCCCTTTGCGGGATCGTGATCATCGTAGTAAGGACTAATATTGAACAGACTAGAGTTGTTTGCCATATTTCCCTCTTAGAAACCCAAACGAATACGAAATTCGTCTTCTTGTCCCACTACTCTTTGAACGGGGCGGACATTGTTTATGTATAAGACCTCTCCGGAACTAGGTGCGATTTCAGGAAGACTCAACCCAGTCACCACATACGCAGAAAGAGTAGATCCACTTAAGCCGTGTGTAGCCACACTTCGGAAAGACCCTTGCACTTCTGTTAAATATAGAGTTCCGCTTGAAGCGTTCACAAAATCCCAGTTGTACACTTTTCCTGTTGCGTAGTGCCCGAATGCTCCAGTTACGCCCTGATGAATCGTTTCACCGTTCGTAAATGAGTTGGGAGTAAGCGGAGCGTAACTAATGTCCGCCCCACCAACAGAAGAGTTGACGCTTGTGCCGATACGAAGAGCGTGTAGTCCCGAGTAAACCGGTGCCGCGTTTTGATCAAAATAAGCCAGTCCTGTCTCCACCACTTTATACTGCTTTACTGCGCTGTTGTATGTCTGAAACTCGGGTATTCCCGCACTGCCCTTTTTTGTGATCCATACACTTTCTCCAAAACGGGGAAGAATACCGGAAACCAAAGACGATGCAGCACTACGCAGACCCACAACCGATACGGATCCTGTCACAAAATTTCCGCCTGTGGTGAGCCGAACCACCAGTTCGGTGCTGCTCACAGAAATAACCGTGCCTTCCACTGTTACGGCGTATGTGTACACCACCTGATTTCCCGTAACATTGGTTATTGCTGTTCCCGCAGGAATCACCTGACGCACCGTTTCACCCACTTGAAAATTTGCATTGGGTGGCATTGCTGCCGAAAGCGTAAGAAC